TTGTGTGGTATTTTCATCGTATGTAAATTGCAATGGTGTTACAAACATTAAAGGATATAATGTGTTTTCGTTTTTATCCCCATAATAAACAATATCTCCGTGACCAAAACTATTCATTTTGATTGGGAGATTATTCTTAATTAACTCAATTAATTTGTAATATGTTAAATAATGTTGCATGTTATATTATAATATTTGTTCTTCCATATTAACTAAGTGATACATTTAAACTTAAAAATGGAACAAGACCAAATCCTGTTCCAAGATTTGTATAGAATGAAGTATCTTCTGTACCATCTGAATTTAACCTGATTATCTCATATCTTGTATTACCATTAAATAATGTAAATTCACCAAGAATTATTATTTTTCCATCAGATTGGATAATAACACCAGCAACCACATCATTAAATCCTGTTCCAAGATTTGTATAAAATGATGTATCTTCTGTTCCATCTGAATTTAATCTAACAAGATAATTTCTTGTATTTCCATTAAAAGATGTAAATTGACCACCAACCACTATTTTTCCATCAGATTGAACTGCTGCTGAATTTACATTATTACCAAAAGCGGTACCTAAATTTGTATAGAATGCGGTATCTTCTGTTCCATCTGAATTTAATCTTAAAAAATTATTTCTTGTATTTCCATTAAATGTATTAAATCTACCACCAATTAAAATTTTACCATCTGATTGAATAGATGGAATGCAATAGGCCGGAAGAATTGAACTAAATCTAGTTCCTAAATTTGTGTAAAATGCGGTATCTTCTGTACCATTTGAATTTAATCTAATTAATTGAGTTCTACTATTTCCATTAAATAATGTAAAATTACCAACAATTAATATTTTTCCATCAGATTGAATACCAGCAACACTAGCTGAATCATCAAAAGCGGTCCCTAAATTTGTATAGAATGCAGTATCTTCTGTACCATTTGAATTTAATCTAAGTAATCTATTTCTTGTATTTCCATTAAAAGATGTGAATAAACCACTAACTAATATTTTTTGAGGTAATGGTGGAGTTGGTGTAGGAGTCGGTGTTAGAGATGGAGTTACACTAGGAGTTACAGAACTAGTAGGTGTAATACTTGGTGTTACTGATGGAGTTAAAGTAATACTTGGAGTAACTGATGGAGTTGGTGTTGGAGTTGGACTTGCCAAAGGGGTATTTGAAATAACATTATAACAATTACATTGTGGAGTTATTGTTGCAATAGTATAACCCGTAATATGACTTCCTGTATTATAATCATGTGTATGGTCATTTGTTGCAATTGTTGTTGTATACGTATTTCCTGTTGAACCATTTAAAATATCAAATGTTCCTGTAACAATTATATCACATTCTGCACTTGCATTACTTGTACAATTTGAATTATTATATAATTTAAATCTTATACTATTATTTCCTTGTAATTCACTACAAAGATATTGTGTTACTGTAATACAACTCGTACTTGGAGTTATACTTGGTGTTGGTGTTAATGATGGAGTTGCCGTAACTGATGGAGTTACAGTAATACTTGGAGTTACTGATGATGTAGGAGTAATACTCGGAGTTATCGATGGAGTTACAGTAATACTTGGAGTAACTGATGGAGTTACACTTGGAGTTGGTGAAGGTGAAACAGGTTCGTATTGGTCACACGCATTCATGTCTTCAAAGATGGTAACAGGAATGGTTAATTCAACACCTCCCAAATGGTCATTAAATCGTTCCATAAAGGTCGTTGATGAGTTTGGTAGTGTGGTATCAAAATAATCATAGAATACACCCAGTTTAATCTGTGATAGAAAATCTCTACAAGATAAATTCATATCAGAGATTACTGTTACTTCATTGGATAAATCTGTGTTAACTAAATCACAAAATAAAATGGATAATGTAAATTGTGTTGTGTTTTCATCATACGTAATTTGGTTTGGAACAACATGCATTAATGGATATAAATCAGGATTATTCTCTTTACCCAAATAAGATAAATCACCTGTATTAAAACTTTTAATTTTAATTGGAAGATTGTTTCTTAATAATTCAATTAATTTCTTATAAGTTAAGTAATGTTCCATTCTTTTATAAATAGTTTTTATTTGACATAATTTTTACCCGACATTTTTTTCATATCATTTTTGAGTTGAATGGCTTCATCTTTCTTATATGATAAAAAGTTTAAACATAGAATTAAGTTCATATTATTTATTTGGTCAAGTTTTGTTATATCGTCATTACAAAGAATCATTAGACATTTCCAATAAAACCTCGCAGTTTGTTGCGTATCTTTTGGTAAATCATCTTTGGGAGTTTCTTTATCATCATCTTCAGTTTCATCTTCTGGTTCTTCAGTTTCAAAGAATCCCTTAAAATTTCTGTGAACGTCGTTACGCTTTGCAAAAAAAAAGTGGAGACACTTAAATAGAACTCCAACGGTAAATCCAAAAATTCTTCCGCTCGAGATTCTATTTCATTTGAATTATAATTCTCAATTTGATATTTGTTATTCTTTAATTTTTTTGTGACAGGTCGATAAAGTATCGCCATAATTTTATGAATATTATCCACCACATTTTCTGAATTGGAATATACCTCCAAATCAACCCATTCACTCATTGTTAATTTAAAGAAATCTGTTACAAGACCATATTCTTTTTCATTATGTTTAAATTGAAAAACAATTTTATTTGGTTTATCAACATGTAACATTGGAACCAATTTCTTTTCCAAAAAATTAAAATTGTCTGGTTCCAATTCTTTTAAATCTTCGATTGAGATATCAGTTAAAACAGAAATAATTTCCATTGTATTTGGACCACCCATTTTTGTTAATTTCTGATAATGTCGAATCGACAAATATTCGGGTACTTCAATTTTTTGTTCGTTGTTATAGATTATCATATGATTAATAGTTTTTGTTTGTTATCCAAGAATTGAATGATTACATATTTGGTTGCATCAATTAAGTGGTCTTTACCCGTTGTTGCATTGGTTATGTTTCCTATTCTATCTTTTTTGAATTTATAATTTGAGAATTCATTAATTAAATCAACGGAATCTTGATGAATATATATTTGAAACTGTTTCATCTTTTGAATTGCATATAAGATTGATGATTTATTTACAGGTCTTATATTCAATCCATATCTTTTTAGTTCTGCAATAGATTTTGGTTCTGCGGAATCTGCAACAATATTGACACTTCTATCCAAACCCAATTCTCTTATTTTATAAATAATATCTTCATTGGTTAATCCCAATTCATAGATAAGTTGTTTAATATATAGATTCTTTCCATCCACATTTACTTCCACCATTGCAAATTCATCATTACTAAAACCCCAGTCAATTCCAAAGTATTTTGATTTAATTGATGATGGTAATACATCGTATGTTTGTGGTTGAGTGAATATCTTTTCTTTTGGTTCAACAATTAATCCAAGATTATAAATTTGATATAAGTCATAATCAACATCTTTCAAATCTTTAATTGCTTGAATGGTTGGTTCATCCAAAAATGGATTTTGATTCCAAGTTGAATGAATCATTATTCCATTTGTTTTATTCTCATAATCCAAACCCCACCAATCTTGTGGAATTTCAGGGTTGTAACAACAGATAAGATATTTGGATGTTCTAATATCTAATTGAACAAATTGAGATTTTTCGATTGTGTTAATCTCATCAACCAAAACAATATCAGATTTTAATCCACGCAATTTTCCTGTTGAATCATCAAGACCAATAAACCTTACAATTGAACCATTCTCAAATTTATAGATTAATTCTGATTTATTGAGATTCTCATCTTTGAATATTTCTAATGATTCCAAAATAGATTTGAAATCTTGAAGAATTGTTGATTTTAAACTTACTTGTGTTGAACGAGCAATTGTTAATGTTATCTTATTTAATAAACATTCAACAATTACATCTTGTGTTGCAGCATAAGTTTTACCACTACGAGTTGAACCACGCAAAAAAATGTATCTTTTATTTTCATTTTTTACGTTTTGAATTAACTCATATAATTCACTTGCTTTTAACTTCACTCTGTTTTGTCTCGTTTAAAAGAATACTAATTGCACCATTTACACTGGTTTCGTTCTTTAATGCGATGTGTCTAATTTGAGTGTGTATTTCAGGACTTACCCATAACGCTCTGTAGTTATAATTGTATTCCTTATCTCCTTGTTTAATTTTCATAATATGTCAGATTTTTTAATGATTTCTATTTCTAATTTATTTTGTTGGATTTTATCTCCTTGACTTGTAACGTCAACTTCTTGTTTATCGGACCAACGTTTTCCGAATTTATTTCTCATGATTAATGACCATAGACGTTGATTATATCTTGCTCCACCATTTTCAACCATGTGTGAATGTGCATTCTCAAACCACCAATTTTCACATAACTTTTGATATTGTAATACGGTCTCACTATATTCTTTATTTCGTTCCAATAAATTATCGTGATTTTCCCAACTAATATCTAATTTGATTAAAAAATCAGTTATATGTTTTCCTTGACGACCCGATTCCAAAATCAATTCTTTCCAATTATCTGGAAATTTTGTTTCACTTCTTGGTTGTCCTCTACCTCTTTTTTTTATAGGTGTTTCCATTGGTTATTGTTTACTATTCTACTTACTTGAGAATCACTTATTAAGAATATCTCCGCAAGTTCTTTTTGTTTATATTGACCAGTCATATGTAAACCTT